AGTGATTAAACATCTCTCAGTTAAGAAGTGTAAGTGCATCGCATCTAAAGCAGATGTAGCAGCGCCAACAGAACCAGTAACCCAAGTTTTAAATCTTCGATTATCAGTTTGTGAAGCTCTATATCTAACGTGTAAGAAAGGTCTCTTAAGATTCTTTCCTAACATTTGATCATATACAGTAGATGTACCAGCAGGAACCATAACGCCTCTAATTGCCGCAGAACCAGCAATTCTGTTTATTTCTCCTCTAGTAGCTTTGTCATTTAAGTATCTGAAATCAGATTTGTAGAAGTCGTAAGAACCTCTTCGGAAACCTGAGAAACCTAAATTTAAAGCCATATCTTCGTCGTTGTCAAATACCCCATAAGAAGTACCTCCAGCTCCGTAAGAATTCATTGAAGCTAACATGTCATCAATAGCTAGAGACGTAGCTCTATTTACAAACATCATGTTTTCTTCAATAGCACCTTGCTTGTCAAATTCAGCTAAGATAGCATCGAACTCTGCTAAGTCAGTAGCAGCGTTAACACCTGTTACACCTGAAGTAATATTACCTCTTGATTCAATAGCAGCGAATAAACCTTCAGTACCAGCACCATCAGCTCCAGCATCAGTACCGTCACGAACAATACTTCCGTTAAAACCAATAATAGAGTTACCATCTGTTTTTTCAGATTCTAACATAGCCATTTCCATGTAGTCAGTGAATCTTGCTCTTGTATCACCTTCAGCTTTTAAGTACCACAAGTAACCATTTTGTCCATCTTCTCCAGTAACTTCAACCCATCCAATTTGTGACGCATCAGATCCAGATACTTCGTAGTAATCTTTCATGATAATTGGTTTGTTACTATAAGATTTAAACGTAGGCGTTAATGCAGTTCTTTTATCAGCTTCAGCAGCACCAGTAATATCAGCATATTTAGCTCCTTTACCGTACTCAGAACCTACAACTAGTAAAACAGAACCAGATGCAGTTGTTGCGTGTCCAGTTAAATCTGCTTTATCATATGGTTCAACCGTAATAACAGCTGTTGCTGGGGTTTCTACAACTAAACATTTAGTTACGATACCAGCAGTTGCTATAAGTACAATATCATTTACTCTAACACCGTGATTAGCTACAGCGAAACCATTTTCACCGTCAGCAGATCCATCGATATCAGTTACTACAGTAAATGTACCGTTAGTATCACCAGCTGTTGCTACTGTACCAACGTATGATAAGTGTAATCTTGATTGTTCAGACCATACTACTTGATCAGCAGTCATAGCCTCTTCTGCTCCAACTTTCTCAAGAAATCCAGCGATTGTTCTTTGACCGAACACCTCAGCTTCTTTCTCCATTAAGTCAGGCAAGTATTGTTGCTCCCAGCCAGTAGAACCACCTGCGAAGTCTATATAGTTGCTAGATAAAGTTTGCTGTTGTGCAGACGGAACTTTATTTAACAACGGCCCATTTGTAATTGCCATAATAAATTTGTTTTAAATTGTTTAACTTTTCTTTCTAATTTTAAAAGATCTGTTTTTAATTTGAGCAGATGATTCACCTAAAGCCTTTACTTTAATACCTCCAACGTTTACTTCGCCGTGAGTTTTTCTAGGTTCTAAGTTTATGTTTTTACCTCTAGCAACCGTATTTTTAATAGCATCGGCTTTACCTTGCTCATAAAAATGCTTTGCTATAGCATCCGCATTCATAGCAGTGAATAAAGACTTATGATACCCAGCGGCATCTTCAATAGTTGTATTATCTTTATCAGTAAACTTACTAACAAAATTATTAATATCACTTTGAGTTGTCTTTACTTTATCAACATCTTTAATATTAAACCTATATCTTTTATCTCCGACATTATATTCAAAACCTTTGAAATCTTGTCCAAAGAAGCTATCTGTTCTATTTAAAAATGTTCTTTTGCTTTTCTCTACTATTTCTTTCTGCTCTTCAGATCTGTTGAAAAAATCAATAGCTTTTTGTTGCTCTTCAGTGAGCTTACTTCCAGCTTTAATTTCTTCGTAATATTTAGACTTTTGCCTGTCTAAGTGGGCTCTAGCCTCGGCAACTTGCTCTTTGAGGGCTATCTTTTTTTTACGTATAGTTTTTTCATCATCAACTTCTTCATCTATACCAAATGTGTCTTCTAATAAAAACCCGCGCTCTTCACTTGATAAGTGAGACTTAGTTGTTTTGTAATATTCGTCTAACACATCAGAGTCGTCCATTTTTTCAACGTCTCTATTTAAGCTTACGTAATCATTTAAATCACCACCAGTTTCTTCCATAAAACTTACAAGTTTTTGTATGTTTTATGGTAAAGGTTTTCCAGTAGCCTCTGTTTCAGCTATAGCTTCATTTGCAACTTCTTTTATTTCTTCAACCTCTTTTTCAGTTGAATCTTTAAGTTCTTCTACAGTAACTTCTTCCATAACTGGAAGTTCTTCAACTTTTTCATCTTGTTCTTCTTTAACTACCTTTTCTGGTGGCGTAAGTGGTTTGTTTAAGTCTACCTTAATAACGCTGTCATCACCAGCGCTTTTAAATTTAGACTCGTCTATTTTTTCTACAACCTCTTCAATTGGTTGTTCTGTTGTTTCTTCAACAACTTTTTTGTTTTCTTCCATAATAAAATTTTATAAAATATTAAAAATTAAAGGCCGAATCTTTCCATATTCGCTCCTCCACTAATTATATCATTACCTGATGATTCAAATTTTTTATCAGAATCACCCTGTTTTCTTTGCTCAATCATATTCATTTGATGTTGAGCTTGCCTGTCTATTCTTAGGTCTTTTTTCTTTTCTCTATTATCCTCTTTTTCTTTTTCAGTGCTTTGCCTCATTCCTTCTAATTTAGAGTTTAATTCAAATTCAAACTCCATTAATTCTTTTTTAGCTTGTATTTCTTGTTGTAAGTATTGTATTTTTAATTGATTTCTTGTTTGCTCTAATTGTGCCTCAGCTTGCGTTTTGGCTTGAGCTTTTTGTATTTCAGCTTGAGCGGCCGCTTGTTGAGCTTGTCCATTGGCCTGTGCTTGAGCCTGCATATTTTGTTGTTGCATTTGTTGATCTCTAGAAGCTTTAGCTTTACGTTTTACTTTTAATAATTGATTAGCTAATTTTATATTTCTAACACTACGCAAATCTATAGCATCGTCTAAATCTATGCTTTGTTGAGCTAATGATTGTTGTATGTTATTTTCTAGCAACGCTTTTTCTTCTTCATCCGGTAATAACTCTATAAATATACCAAAATCATACAAGTGTAAATCTTTAAGCTCATCTAACGTAGCAACGTTATGTGATCCAATTGCTCTAATAAAAGCGTCTTTTGTTGGAGAATATTCAACTATATCAGATATTCTTAACGACATACATTCGGCAACCTCCGCTGTTATATATAACATAGATTGCAATATGTGTCTAGTAGCTGTGTTTGAATTTGCAGCAGCTAATTTTTGAACACCAACTAAAGCGTTTTTATCTGGAGTAGCAGCGTCTCTAGCTTCATTTAACCCTGTTGTATCTCTTATCATTTGTAAATAATAATTATACGTAGATATTAAACTTTGTATTTTACCGCTATTAACACCGTTGTTTATTTGTTGTATTGGGACTTTGCCAGGATTACCATCACCTTCAGATGTAAAGCTTCTACCTATAACACTACCAGTTTGAAAGAACATATTTAAAGCTTCTTGCGGATTATAGTTAGTGCCGTTACCAAGGTCAACTTCTGCTAAACCATCTACATCTAAGTAAACTCCATCAGGTACCATACGTGCCATTACTTGTTGTAGCTTTAAATGAGTTAATTGAATCATATCAGCAAACCCAGTTATTCTGCTAACTATAGACTCTATTTTACCTCTGTATATTCTAGGTGCAACTATTTGATAGTTCATTTTAACACTACCAAAATCAGACTCAGACCTCATCATGTTATCAGCCATTTTCCATTTTAATAATTTATCAGCACCTATAACATAAACACCTTCATATAAAACTTCTATAACTCTTTCTAGTTTACTAAAATCGCCATCCATGTTTTCAACAGGTGGATTAAACGTATCATCTTTTTGTATTACTTTTTCCGCGCCACTACCTGTTTTCTTTAATTTATAAACATCATTCATATGAGTTTTGTAATTAAAGTAAAGAACTTCTATTTTATTTTTATCCGTATTTAATCTATAGTCATAACCAGAATATATTGTTTT